TTGTGACTCCGCACTGCCTATGTATTACTAATTTACTCAAATAATCACAATTTTCCTCAGTTTGTACATCACCTGACGTTTTCTGGTAGCATCTAATGGTTTTCTGTACACAGGAGACCCCCCACCCTAAAAATTTAAGTCCCTGTACCTATAAAAATTTTTTGTGTATATTGCCGCCAACGACCTCTGAGTCTGCATACAATTTATGACGTTACTGATAGAACCCGAAATCGGCGTTCCTTATTCTGATGACATATCTCTTGTCGATCTCAAAGAGAGAGCGGCAGCGGCGTGCAATACGGCGCAGAAACTTGCAGAACACGGACTAGATATTGAACCCTCCAAGGAAGATGAAGATGTGGCAGCAAAACTTGCTGTCGCTTATGCGGACGATCCTGAGAAAACTTCTAAGGTCGCTAGCACGCGGAAGACGGCGGCGCTTACACCTGCCTCACTCGTACTTACAAACAACATACTCCAAGAGTTCGGTCACGCTGTTGCAGAAAGTGCCGTCGAGATCCGACACCTAGTTACAAACAAGCTCCTGCTGGAGTCAGAGAATGCTGACCCGCGTATACGCATCCGTGCGTTGGAGCTTCTAGGTAAGATCTCAGACGTAGGGTTGTTTGCAGAGAAGTCAGAAGTCACTGTCACACACCAATCTACGGATGATCTGCGTAACAAGTTACGTAGTAAGCTAGAGAAGTTGGTGAACCCGGACGAGGATGTGATAGAGGACGCAGAGTATACAGATGCTTGAGGCCGTTCCCGACTTTACCGAGGAAGAAGTCCAGCACATGCTGGATAACTTAGATTCTTTCTCAGATAAAGAGGTTGTGGAGATAAATCGCATCGTCGATGAGCTAGCTGTACGTAAAGCAAACCAAGAAGCCTTCGATGACCTCATAGAATTTTGTAAACGGATGCAGCCAGACTACATTGTTGGCAAACACCACCGCATTTTGGCTGATTTGCTCATGTCAATTGAGCAGGGAGACAAAGATCGCATCTGTGTAAACATCCCACCACGCCACGGCAAGTCTCAACTCGTGTCTATTTTCTTTCCAGCGTGGTTTTTGGGGCGAAATCCGGGCAAAAAGGTGATGATGGTGTCTCACACCACCGATTTAGCGGTGGATTTTGGCCGAAAAGTGCGAAATTTGATCTCTACAGACGCCTATCAGGGTATTTTCTCCACCGTACAGCTTGCAAGCGACTCAAAATCAGCCGGTAGATGGAACACAAACACAGGTGGTGAGTATTACGCCTGCGGTATTGGCTCTGCACTGGCTGGTCGTGGTGCAGATTTGCTGTTGGTGGACGATCCGCACTCAGAACAGGACGTAATTAACGGTAATTTCTCTGTATTTGAGAAAGCCTACGAGTGGTTTACCTTCGGAGCGCGTACTCGTCTCATGCCGGGGGGCCGTGTTGCAATAATACAGACAAGATGGCACATGGATGACCTCACTGGGCGTGTCACACGCGACATGACGCAGAATGAGCGGGCGGATGAGTACGAGGTCGTCGAATTCCCTGCCATACTAGAAGTAGAGGACGAAGAGACAGACGACATAGTGGAGAAACCGCTGTGGCCTGAGTTCTTTGATCTTGACGCGCTTCTACGTACTAAAGCGTCTATGCCTACATTCCAGTGGAACGCGCAGTATCAGCAGACGCCCACGGCAGAAGAGGCTGCGCTGGTCAAGCGTGAGTGGTGGCAGATATGGGAGCAGGAGAACCCTCCCCAGTGTGAATACATAATTATGTCGCTGGACGCGGCAGCAGAAAAACATAACCGCGCCGATTTCACCGCACTTACTACGTGGGGTGTATTCCTGTATGAAGAGACTGGTGCGTACAACATCATCTTACTGAACAGTATAAAGCAGCGGATGGAGTTTCCAGAGCTGAAAGAGATGGCGCTGGAGGAGTATACCGACTGGGAACCTGATGCGTTCATTGTGGAGAAGAAGTCATCGGGCACTGCGCTGTACCAAGAGATGAGACGTATGGGGTTGCCTGTGTCAGAGTATACCCCCCACAGAGGGTCAGGTGATAAGCTAGCTCGCTTGAACTCAGTATCTGATATTGTAGCGTCTGGTCTGGTGTGGGTGCCTGCTACACGGTGGGCAGAAGAGGTTATAGAGGAGATTGCTGGATTTCCGTTTATGAGCCATGATGACTTAGTTGACTCGACAGTCATGGCACTGATGAGATTTAGGCAGGGTGGCTTTATACGACTACCGACAGATGAGCCTGAAGAACAACGGTATTTCAAAAGGCGCGGAAGCGGCTACTACTAGAGATTTATTATGGCTATTGAAAAAGGTTTGTATGCTGCCCCCGAAGGCATTGAGACAGAAGCTGTAGAAGAAAGTGCGCTTGAGATTGAGATTGTCAACCCAGACGCGGTGACTCTGGATGATGGCAGTATGGAGATCACACTGATCCCCGGCGGTGACGATACAGATGTCATTGATTTCGGAGACAACATCGCAGACGCGATGGAGGACAGTGACCTCATTGCCTTAGCCGAAGAACTTGTTGGTCTTGTAGATTCAGATATAGCCAGCCGTAAGGATTGGGCTGATACGTTCGTCAAGGGTTTGGATGTGCTGGGCTTCAAATACGAAGAGCGCACTGAGCCGTGGGAAGGCGCGTGTGGTGTGTACTCTACAGTCCTTGCTGAAGCGGCCATACGTTTTCAAGCGGAAACTATGTCCGAGACGTTCCCCGCCGCTGGCCCTGTGAAGGTAAAAGTCCTTGGGGAAGAAACTAAGGACAAGGAAGAGGCTGCACAGCGCGTAAAAGCCGATATGAACTACGAGCTTACTGAGCGCATGGTGGAGTACAGGCCCGAACATGAACGCCTGCTATACAGCCTTGGTTTGGCTGGTAGTGCGTTTAAGAAGGTGTATTTTGATCCAAACATAGGTCGTCAAACGGCTGTATACATACCAGCAGAAGATGTGGTGGTGCCATACGGCGCATCGCATGTAGAAAGTGCAGAACGTGTTACGCATATCATGCGTAAGACCAAGAACGAGCTGAAGAAGCTACAGGCTGTAGGGTTCTACAAAGACGTAGAGCTAGGCGAGCCGACTCCGTATCACACGGATATAGAAGAGCGTAAGGCTGAAGAGGGTGGCTACTCGCTCACTGATGATGACCGCTTCACGTTATATGAGATACACGCCGACTTAGTTATAGAAGGTGTGGATGCAGAAGACGGTGACGAAGAGGATCAGATAGCGAAGCCCTACGTTGTGACGCTAGAGCGCGGCAACAACAAGATTTTAGGCATTCGTCGTAACTGGAGCGAAGAAGATGAGTTGATGTTGAAGCGTCAACACTTCGTACATTACGTATATGTGCCCGGATTTGGGTTCTACGGGTTAGGTCTTATACACATAATAGGGGGGTACGCTAAGGCGGGTACTTCCATCATACGGCAGCTTGTAGACGCTGGTACGTTGTCTAACCTGCCCGGAGGTCTCAAGTCTCGTGGGTTGCGTATTAAGGGTGATGACACTCCCATAGAGCCGGGAGAGTTCAAGGATGTGGATGTGCCGTCAGGCAGCATTCGTGACAACATCATGCCGCTTCCTTATAAGGAGCCTAGCCAGACCCTACTTGCTTTGCTCAACCAGATCACCACAGAAGGCCGTAGGCTGGGTGCTATCAGCGACATGAACATTTCGGACATGTCAGCAAACGCCCCTGTAGGGACAACTCTGGCGCTCTTAGAACGTACCTTGAAGCCTATGGCTGCGGTACAAGCGCGTGTTCACTATGCTATGAAGCAAGAGTTTAAGATGCTCAAAGCGATCATGGCTGAGAACGCACCGGAGCAGTACGACTACCAGCCGTATCGGGGCGCGGTATCTGCCCGTGTATCCGATTACATGATGGTGGATGTGATACCCGTCAGTGATCCGAACAGCTCTACGATGGCTCAACGTGTAGTTCAGTATCAGGCAGTGTTGCAGATGTCACAGTCTGCGCCTCAGATATATGACTTACCGCAGCTACACCGGCAGATGATTGAAGTATTAGGCGTTAAAAACGCGGACAAACTTGTTCCTACAGAGGACGACGCAAAACCGACCGATCCGGTCAGCGAAAATATGGATGCGCTTGTTGGCAAGCCGATGAAAGCGTTCATATACCAAGATCACGACGCCCATATAGCGACTCACACGGCGTTTATGCAAGACCCGATGATTATGCAGTCTATTGGGCAAAACCCCCAAGCAAAGCCGATTATGGCGGCGCTACAGGCGCACATTGCAGAACACCTTGGCTTCCGTTACCGCAAGCAGGTAGAAGAGAAGCTAGGTGCACCGCTACCACCTCCGGGCGAGCAGTTGCCAGAGCAGGTGGAGGTAAATTTGGCGAGGCTGGTAGCAGACGCAGGCAAGCAGCTCACTCAGCAACACCAGCAGCAGGCCGCACAGCAGCAAGCGCAGCAGAAAGCTCAAGATCCTGTTATTCAGATGCAGCAAGCAGAGCTACAGATCAAGCAGCAAGAAGTGCAGCGTAAAGCCGCTAAAGATCAGATGGACTTGCAGGTCAAGCAAGCAGAACTAGAACTGAAAGCTCGCGATCAGATGCAAGACGCGCAAATAGATCAGGCCGAGCTAGCTCTTAAAGAACAAGAGTTAGTGCTAGAAGCTAAGAAAGACGGCGTAAAGATGGCCGCAGAGCGCCGCAAGAACAACGCAAAGGCCGACGTAGATCTGCTAAAAGCGATGAAGGATTCTAATAACAATAGAGGCCAATAATGGCTAAAACCGTCTTTGACGTGCTAAGAGAAAAAATCGAGTCCGACAAGGACTCTGCACTACAATTTCTAAGTAGTGGAGGGGCAAAAGACTTCTCCATGTATAAGGAAACCACAGGTTTAATTCGGGGTCTCGAAACCTGTCTGGGCTATGTAGAAGACCTCTCGCGCAACTTGGAGTATGGAGATGACTGATATTGCAGAAGCAATAGTCAATGAAGAAGAGTTTGAAGCACAAATACCTACGCCTGTGGGCTATAGGATATTGATTGCTATGCCGCATGTCGAAGAGACTTTTGAAGGCACAGACTTACTTAAATCTGTTACCACAAAAACCCACGAACAAGTCATGTCAATTATTGGCCTTGTGCTGGATATGGGCGATCAAGCCTATTCCGATGCAGACCGATTCCCTACCGGCCCTTGGTGTAAGCAGGGTGATTATGTAATGTTTCGTGCTAATACGGGCACTAGGTTTTCTATAGCTGGTAAAGAGTATCGTTTGATGAACGACGACTCTATTGAGGCTGTTGTACCTGATCCTCGTGGTGTTGAGAGAGTATAAGGAGTAAGTTATGCCGTTCCAAAAAGTAGAATTTAATTTTCCTGATGACGAAGAACAGGAGCTGACGGTGGAGGTAGAAGACTCCAGCGCCGTTGAAATTGACACGTCGGGTAAAAAGACAGCCGAAGATTACAAAGAGGCTGAAGTCGAAGTTGAAGCGGAAGAAGCGGAAGAAGCAGAAGAGGAGTTTGACATTGAGGTTGTCGATGACACTCCTGTAGCAGACCGTAATCGTAAGCCTTCTGAGCCACCTAGTGACGTTACTGAAGAAGAATTAGAAAATTATTCTAAGAAGGTTCAGAACCGCCTCAAGCACTTTAGCAAAAGCTACCATGATGAGCGGCGAGCTAAAGAAGCAGCCGAGCGTGAGCGACAAGAGTTAGAGCGGTTGGCTCAAAAACTTGTTGACGAGAACAAAGAGCTAAAAGGCAATGTGGCTAAAAACCAAGAAGCGTTGCTAGAGCAAGCAAAGAAAAACGCTAGCTCTGAAGTGGAGTCTGCAAAACAGGCGTATAAGGTTGCTTACGAAGAAGGTGACGCCAATGCAGTTGTTGAGGCACAAGAAAGCCTAACTTCTGCTAAGTTAAAGTCAGAACGCCTAAATAACTTCAGGGTGCCTGCTTTACAGGAGGAAGAAACTCCTGTACAAGACATTGAATTAACTGACACCCAAGAGGTCTACCGAGACACTAGAGCCGAAGAGTGGAGAGCAAATAACTCTTGGTTTGATACTGACCCCGAAATGCAAAGTTTTGCTCTGGGCGTGCATCAAAAGCTAGTGAATGATGGGGTAGACCCCCGAAGTAACGAATACTACGAGCGTATTGATGCTCGTATGCGACAAGTGTTCCCTGACCAATTTGAGGAGGAAGTTCCCAAGCAAACAGTGAAGCGAAGTTCAAATGTGGTGGCACCCGCTACGCGGAGCACCAAACCTAAGAAGGTTACATTAACGCCAACACAAGTAGCTTTATCCAAACGTCTTGGTATAACTCCCCAAGAATACGCCAAACAGATGGCTGCATTAGAAAGAGGAAACGACTAATGGCTGAGAATAGAATCAAGAGAGACAACGATACCCGCGAAACTAAGGCTCGCAAGAGACATTGGGTAAAACCAGATGTCTTACCTACTGTTGATGTAGGAGATGGCTACGTTCCACGTTGGGTTCGTATTTCTACTCTTGGAGTAACAGACGCCACCAATGTTTCCTCCAAATTACGTGAAGGTTGGGAGCCTGTGAAGGCCGAAGATCACCCAGAGATATTGTCTGACAGAAGCGAAAGGTTTGAAAGCAATATAACTCAGGGTGGACTACTGCTTTGTAAGGCTCCAAGAGAGATGGTTGAAGAACGTAATGAGCATTACGAACACCAGACCAGATCACAGATGCATTCTGTAGACAACAACCTCATGCGCGAAAACGATCCTCGTATGCCTTTATTCAACGAGCGCACCACAAAAGTTACCAACTTTGGTAAAGGTAATTAAATTTTTTGTTAAGAGGTTAACATCATGGCTTATCCAACAGTCGATGCCCCTTATGGGCTAAAGCCGGTAAAGCTGCTTAGTGGTGTTCCATACGTAGGTACTACTCGTCAATACAGTATAGCTAGTGGCTATGCTACGAGTATCTTCTACGGGGATGCTGTACAGCTCGTTACCGGAGGCACCGTTGAGCGTGATACGTTCGATGCTGCCATGACTCCAATCGGAGTTTTCATGGGTGTAACTTACACCGATCCTAGTACGGAACAGTTGACTTTCAAGCAATACTATCCAGCTAGCACCGTTGCTTCAGATATTAAAGCATACGTGTGTGACGCTACTGACGTATTGTTCAAAGTTGCTGTTGTATCGTCTGGCACCACCATTGGTGATTTAGCTATCACTGATATTGGCGCTAACGTAGCTGGAGTAAACAACACCGGAAGCACCGTAACAGGTAATTCTGCAAGTGCTATCTCAGATACGTCTGCTACCACTAATACACTTCCTTTCCGCATTGTAGCCTTGGTTGAAGAGACCAAGAACTCTTCTGGCGGATTTACTGAAGCGTATGTTAAGTGGAATGCAGGACATGCGTTCAACAACCTCACTGGCATTTAAGGAGTAAGGTAAAATGGCAATTTCTCGCGCCCAGCTACTGAAAGAACTCCTGCCCGGACTAAACGCATTGTTTGGTATGGAGTACGCAAAATATGGTGAAGAGCACTCGGAGATTTTTGAATCAGAAACCTCTGACCGTTCTTTTGAAGAAGAAACCAAGCTGTCAGGCTTCTCCGCTGCACCCGTTAAAGACGAAGGTGCTGCGATTGAGTATGACAACGCACAAGAAGCATTCACTGCTCGTTATACGCACGAGACCGTGGCTATGGGCTTTTCGATCACTGAGGAAGCAATTGAAGATAATCTCTACGATTCGCTCTCTGCACGTTATACGAA